TCATCTAGTATTGTCAGTGTTTTTGTAATAACTGCTTTCTTGCTTTCAGTATCAATAACATTTAATTCGTAGGTTTTTGCAGTGATGTCCTGAGCCTTCTGATCCTCGTTCTTGAACGTGAATGATATGGGATTCGATACTCCCCTATGAAGCGTTAAACGTCTATCGTACACCTTTGAGTTCCTTCCGTGATAACCACTTATGTAGGCGATTACCAAGTTGTTTATTAAATACCTTTGTACTGTTTGCATAATACATATTTAACAGTATTTATAGATAGATTATGAATGAAATTTTTAACACGTTAAGAGATAAATTCCCCTTTTTGAGCCTTATACGAAAGGGAGACCTAGAATATGTAGGTATAGTACAGAATGAGGATACCAACGTGATCAGCTTCTATGATTATGGTAGGTTGTATTCTCCACAGGACAAGATGACATTCTTAAAATATGGTGAAACTTGGTGGCACGAGTCCAACAGGAAAATACCTATAAACATATTTCTTAAGGGTGATTTCCGTTACTTCCGTACAACATTGGTTACACTGAACTCCAAAGATATCGAAATAGTGCATGGACCAACTGTGAGACTTTCTGATATTTCAAAAAAGAGGGTGAAGAGGCGAACTATTCAATTGGTTAGGCGTCCCGTTTAACTTTCAGCTTTCTCAATATATTTTTTATAATATATAGTCAACGGATTGTCCGCTTGATAAGGACAATCATTTGAAGGCATCTTGTATGTTTTCTTTTTAAGTTTTTTGGGATTTTTCTTTTTACGTTTCTGATGTTGCATCAAAACTATATTTAGCTTTGGTCAGCAAATTCATCTGTACAACAATAGCCTGTGCATATGCAACAGCATGTGACTTCTTGAAGAAATAAGACCCGTCTGTGGGTTTGACCCATACTTCTTTTACTATATCACTCCATTCTTTGTGCATCAGATATCTCTTGGCAGGACGTATAATTGCTAATACAGCCGCAAGTTGTTCAATAGTTTTTGGTTCTAACTTGGACACTATGTTATAATGACCATTCAGGTGAAAAAGGTTTTCTACTAGTTTGGGATCCTTTAACATATCCCAATCCGGTTCTTGTATCATTAGCTCAACAAGTTCTTGTTCTGATTTTACTTCTTTGTATATGTTTACATTAAGACAGTCGATCTTGAAGTATCCCCTGTCTTCTGCTTTCTTGTAATCTAGAGAGGCATGTCCGGTGACCGGGTGTTCTGGTATAGCATGGAAGTAGACTCCTGTCTTGTGTTTTTCTGTCTTATCTTCTTTTATCATGGACGCAGGTGTGTGCTTGAACAGTTTTAATGTTCCGTCTCTGTCAAAAAAATCTATGTCTACATCAGGCATTAGTGTATACTTCCTTTGTCTTTTTCATTTCTCTTAATAAACTCTTCTCTTGATCCAGGTTGTAATAAATCTATCACATCTAGTAATGCTCTGTATCCCGGACTGTTTATCATAGCTGTATCCATTTTTGGTACTATAATTTTTCTTATCTCTCCGCTCTTGCTTATAATGACACAACTGTCACCATCAACGAAATCCAACTCATCTGATTCATCAACATCTATTCTAGACAATTTTTGCCTCCTTTGCTGTGTCCTGTACTAGAATGTGGTCAGCCGGAAAGCTTCTGAACTTGTTTGCCCAGTACTCTGGATTTATAAATCTTTGTGTCATTTGTAATTGTTCGTCGCTAAAAGATTTTAACATTTTTTTTCCTGCGTTGCAACCCATTAACAACCATGGACTTATCCTTCCCTGCTGTATGTGTTGTACTGCTCTGTTGGTATTGACAAGTCTGAAGTAGTCACTCCACTGTGCATTCTGTTCAGTTGCCCAGTCCATCATTGTTGCAATGCTTCTCTGTAAAGCCGCTTCAACTGGTTCACCTTTTAATGCATCAATAAGGTATGCTTCATAGAGGTCATCTCTTGCCCAATGATCAAGTTTGATCTTTGAGTGTAACACATAGTCTATGTACTTGTCCGGATACAAAGGATTGATGTACATAATGTATCGACCAAACTTAACAAAAGCATTGTAGTAAGCACTATCAACGAAATCGTCATATGTTCTAGGTTTGCTGTTGTGTTGATGTATCTGATAGAATCTTTGGAACACCATGAAAGCATTCACTACCCATTTTTCATCTCGTTGTAGATGTCTTCTCTTTGGTTCGCAAAGGTGTACTTGTAGTGTTCTTTCCTTTGCAAATGTTTTGCCACAGTACGTACATTTATTTAGATTCGATGCCATGTGCTTCTATCAGTTCCTCTAGTTCTCTGTCTGTGATGATCTTATCTAGTACTTCTAGATCAGCTTCTTTCCAGTTAGGATAAATCTTCATCAGTTTCTTTAATGATTTATTTGCCACACGTTTCATTGGTTTAATCCAAGGATGGAACTGTTGTGTTTCAGCACCACACATAGCAGTCAGTATCCATAAAAGTTTTTTATGTTTTGATCCCAGTGTGAAGCAGTGTTTGTTCACACATTCATTGACCATCTCGACATAGTGTTCCACGTAGAAAGGATCTTTTGATGACACACTCGACACATACCTCATCAGCATGTACGGAGAGTATAAAGACTTCTCATGGTCATCGATTCTGTCAAAGTAGTCCTTGTTCCTAAAGTCTACGGCTTTGAGGCCATTACGTAATTCAAAAAATTTTCTTTTACTTTTTTCTGCTGGCATATTTTAATCCAAACATTGTACAGTCTTTTGCTGATACAAATGTTAATTTTACTTTACTATCTAAATGTTGTAAACCTGAAAGTTTATTATTCAATTTTACTTCAGACATCCAATCAAAGAAGTCTACTGCCCATTCCTTGTCTGTCCATACCGGAGTCCCATCACTGGTGATGATTATAGGTGCTTCTATCTTAATTGATTTCCTACCAGACATCGCCATAATCCACCTGTTCGCATTGTCTCGAAATGTCTTTTACAAAATAAGCACAGATAGGTTTAGGCCCGTTAGTCAACGGAACCGCTAACATCTGTCCTGATTTAATTTTTGGGAAGTACCATTTGACTTCTGTGTATATGTCCACAACGTCTATGGGATAGAAGTCTGGTTTTGGACTTGACAACGGATTGAACGTGAATGCGTCAAAGCCTCTGTCGTTCAAACTTGTTATTGGTAACACATGCATCTCTGGTTGGCCCTGCTCGCCTATCAGCATCTTCCAGTCTAACGGCATCTTAATTTTCCAGTTACCAATTTCTAGTACTGCCGCTGGTGCATTGAAGCTCTCTAAAAATATTAAGGGTATGTAGAAGAAGTCCGGATTACCTGGATCAGAATTATCAAGAACTGCAAATCGCAATTTCTCATCAACCCACTCGGGTATCTTTTCTAATTTAAATGGTCTGTTATCAAGTGTAAGGATTTTCATAATTTACTTTCTCTATATTATACGGGTAATTGGCCTCTTTGTAAAACTTTTTCCTTGCCCCCAAGTGTCTTTTCGCAAACTTGCAACTACTGGTAATATCCCATATCTGCACGTTCTCCTTGTCTTCCGCTTTCCTTATGCCCCTTCCTATGCTCTGGATAACCCTTACAAAAGATTTACCCGGTTCAATAAGGACAAGATTAAAAATCCTAGGAATATTAATACCCACACTGGCAACTCCATATGTGGCGATAATAATTTTATTTGTTGCAGTAGATACTTCATCATATTGCTCCTTCCTGTCTGTGTTTTTGGTTGATCCAGATACGAAAACTGAATCTTTTAGTTGTTCTTGTAATATTTGTCCAGCCGATATTCTGTCAACAAGTATCAGTGTGTTACCCGATGTTGAAATATCTTTTATAGTATTGGCTACCCATTTCATTCTGACCTTGTCTGTTGTTAGCCATTTAAGTTCTTCTGCATATGTTTTGAACTGTGGATGATCTTGTGTCTGTAAAACATTCACATGACAGTTTGCAAGTACACCTTTATCTTGCAGTTCACTGGCTTGTATTCTGTGTGTTACATCACCTATGCTACATTTCAGTCCCATGAATTCGTAATCTGCTTTGGGTACTGTACCTGTTAGTCCCCAACGTATGCCACAGTGTGCAAATGGTCCAGTCAACAATCTTTTAAGCACATCTGCTTTGGCCATGTGTACTTCATCTATTATTACTGTGTTAATTCCTTTTATTGCTTCTGCAAATGCTTCTGAGTGTTCGTCCTTGCTTTTCTTTTCTAACACGTTCAGTGACTGCCATGTTGCGATAGTGTTGAATCTGCCTAGTTCTTTCCTGTCTCCGTAGTACACACCAACATCTAAATTACATGCAACAAAGTCTTCCTCGGTCTGTGTCACTAGACTTTTGTTTGGCACTATTGTTAGTGTACGCCCGTAAGGCTCAACCAATTGACATAACGCCGCAGTGATAATTGTTTTACCTGCTCCTGTGGCAATCTCTTGTATACACTGAGGGTTTTCTATAAATTTGTTTATTGTCTCTACTTGATAATCTCTCAATTCAACAGGCTGTCCTGCCATTGGGTGTGTGTCCGGCCATTTAATGTGTGACAGATAATTCTTGTCAACTGCTTTGAACTCAAAGTTGTGTTGCTCTCTATGATCTTCAAAGTCTACATAAACACCGCCATCTTCTAGTATGGGAAGTATTTGGTCAACTAGGTTTAGATATGTTGTACCACCCAATCCAAAGAATGATACCTTGCCGTCCCACCTACCCAGCTTGACCGCCGGAAGATGCCTAGCATATGGTATCTCATATTTGAATTTATTGGATAGCCTCTTCCTCCACTCCAGAGAAAGATTCTCGAACTTGACGTTCACCTCGTCTTTGATTACTAATTTACAACTGCTCATAATTAAAGTTTCACTATTATATGATCATGCCAATCCCAACTACTCGGCTGATGATTACTATAATAC